CCAGCCTTGATTTGTCCACGAGCACCGAAACCAGAGCGGTACATATCAACAGCGATCGAACGGCTGAGGTTATTAATTGCGCCATCAATTTCAAGTGTAGCGGCTTCCATGAAAGCGCCGACGTTTCCTTGTGATGCAAGGATCGTCTCGTTATCGATTGTTGCAATTTGGTAATCTTTAACACGAGTCATTAAGAAACTGTCAATCTTAGAAGAACTAAGACCGCCGCGTGTTTGAGCGCGTGAAAAAGTTGCTGATCGCCCTTGTGGATTACTGTAAACGATCGGTTGTGGATAATTACGACCTTTCATATCTTCAAACTTCTTAACAAGTGCGAAGAAAGGGTTATTTTTGTAAACGAGATTTTCTACCATTTGATCTGAGTAATACTCTTTAAGAGCCGCGTCATACTGTGTTAGGTCTAGCATTTTTTCTCTCCGTGAAATTAGTCAAATTCTTACTTGAATTGACTTAAGTTATTGTTTTTGTGAATACTTTAGAGCAATTTTTCTCATCCTTTCTTCTGGGTTTAAAGTCTCGACCTGTGAAGATGAACCATCGATTTGATTGGTTAAGGTTTGTGAAAATTGTTTTTGTGGATGCGTCTTTTGTTCGCCGACAGGCGCGGAAGCAAAACCTAGTTTTTTAGAAGTCTTAAGTTTAGAAAATTGCTTCTCAAGATAATTTTCAACGTAATCCGCGGCCTTGTCAAGTTCGAGATGCTGGCCTAGTCCCGTCTCTTGATCGATCGTCTCGTTATAATACTCCTCGCATACATTATAAATTTGCTCGATCGCCTCATCTCCAACAAGATTAATAAACTCAAACTTATCTGCATCTTTGACCGCTTCCCTTATGTCTTTCTTAAATCCTGCTAAAATACTGTCTAATTTGTCTTGCTCTGCCTTTGTCTTGGCCTCCTTGTTTTCTTTCTCAAGCTCCTCAAGTTTTTGCTTAAGCGTCATTACCTCAGGATCTTTTTCTCTTGGAGGATCTATAAGCATTGCGTTTGTGATGTCTTCATAAGATAACCCAAGCAGTTCGAGCGCCTTTCTTGGGTCTGTCTTGGCGAGCTCTCTGCTCTCCTTAAACTTCTTAGCGTCTTCAATCTCTGCCTTCTGTTGCTCATATTCAGACTTAAACTTGTTCTTTTCGTCTAATAGTCTCTTTTGTTGTCTCGTTAGGGCCGCGAACCTGGAATCCATCGTAAGATCTTTGTCTTTTCCTTCCCTCTCTCTTTTAAGTTGCTCAACCGGAGAAAGAAGTTCTTTTTCTTGTTCAAGACCTTGAGTTTCTTTATTTTCAAGGTCTGGTTTTTCTGTTTGATTTCCATTGGTTGGCGGCGTTTGTGGTAGAACTACGTTTGTTGTTGGTGCTTGTGTTTCCATTCTTTACACTCCATTGTAATAAGCCCACTGTCTCTTTTTTTTTCCATAAGACAGTGGTATTGTTTGTTTTAGAAATCTAGTTTCAATATTTCATTTTATATTATTGACTTTGCTCCTGTTGAAGTTCGCTAATTGCTTTCTGTTCTAATTCTTGTGCTCTTTCTGGCGCAATACCTGTTTGCTTTCCGACCATCTCTGGAAGTGGTGCAGGCGGCGTCATTTGAGATTGTGCTTTTTGTTGCGCCATCATCTCTACGGCCATTGCGTCTGACTGCTCAGTTTGTGCTTTCATTTTGAGCATTGATGCCGTGTTATCCATAAACGTCCTTAGCATCTCAAGTCTATCCTCTGGATAGTTATCAATCTTGGCGTTTAGATAGCTTTCTTGTGCAAGCTTTTGAGCAAGCATTAAGTTATAGTACGGTTCCGGCGTCTCATACTTACCATCTTCAAGAATTCCATTGATGATCTTTAGAATTATGTCTCTATTTGCTTCTGTTAAGTCTCTAATGGAATCAAGATCTGGGAAGTCTAAAAGTGTTCTAACGTGCTCTTGCGGAATAAGCCCATTTTTAACAAGCTCAATAACTTTCTCGATTCTCCCCTCTGGCGTTTTCGGAAGGAAGTTTGTCGGATAAACCTGAAGAACAAAGTCTTTTTTATCAACGCGTACGTCTTTCCATTTAATCTTTTTAATTGCCTTTTTGCTTGGAGATGAAACCTCAACCGCGCCGTCTTCTGATAACTCATCTAAAAGATCAAACAAGATTGGAACAGATGCCATTTGGCACTCTTCAAGGCGAGTTGCTTGGTTCTTAAATCTCTCGCTACCAATGTCTTGATAAGTTCTTAGAGATGGTTCGGAGTTTAGTCCTGCGGGTTTTACCCCCTGTGTTTCCATTTGAGAAAGGCCTACAATCTCATAAGAGCGTCTAATCTGATTCTCTAGGTGCATATACATTTCAGGCGAAAGTGCTTGTGGTGTTGCAAATATTGGAGGCGTTCCGCGATACTTACAAACTGCGCCGACATCGTTATTAAGATGCGCCACGTTTACATTGCTTCCCTCTTCAACAAATACTTTCGGAATAGCGACTAGGTGTTGAGATAATTGGATAACTCGGCACGTTTTATTAATGTCTAATTGCATTGAAACAAGTTCTTCTGTCATTGGGAAACCCCAATAGCCATAAGGTTTTTGCCCCCAGGTATATTTTGTAAACGGGAAGTAATCTTTTTTCCACTCTTCCATGAATAGAGTTGAACCCTCAATGGCTATCGCGTGACATCCGTCTTTTGATTCTTCTCCGCTTTTTAAGTGCCATGCTTCAATAACGGGGATCATGTCACTGTTAACCATGTATCCTGTTTGTTGTGGATCTGCGGCGGATGCTTTTAGTATCTCATTAACAAGCTTTGGATACTTTTCAATCATAACTTGTCTATCAACTAACTTAACCTGATAGAGTGTTGCCGGTTCGCCATAAACACCATCAAGGTCGTCGCAAACGATTTCATTTGGAAGAACGCGCTCACACTTGATCTTTTTAGCGATTGGATCAATAAAAAACTTTATGAATCCAGCGTAAAAGATGCATCCGTCTGTGAATTGCTTTCTTGATTTTTCATAAAATTTTAATTCGTCGTAAAGTCCATCAAAGAAAGATGTAAGTTTCTCTGCTCGCTGTTGTTGCCCCCAATTACCTTCTGTTGTAAGAAAGAATGGGCGGGTTTTCATTGTTCCGATCTTGCTTGTTGCCGTGTCTATGCAAGACTTAATGACATTTATGGTCATTCTATTGGCCATTAAAATGTCTTGCTGATTTCTAACCTGATACTGATTTGAGTTATACGCGACAGGTGGCATCCCGTTATATAATCTCATGTAGTTTTGATTCATTTGACGACGGTAGATTTGATTTTGCTCTATTCGTCTAAAGTTAGTAAAAATAGAGTGATGCATTGTCTTTGTTGGCATTTTCCACCAACGAAGATCGATAGCATTGTCTTCATTTTTATTACCGACGTATTCTGTTTTAATTGTTGTCATATTACTCTCCGAGTTTTGCTTTTGTTTCTAGCATTTCATTGAAGAACGCATCTTCCTGGGCGTTAATGTTCTTAACCGCTTCGGCAACTGCGTCTTTTGTTGGTTTTGGTAATTCTTGACCTTTAAAATGGCCTATTGATATTTTCAGACCGTCAATCTCTAATTCGAGAACAAGTTCTTCATGCATCATTTTAACAATTTCTTTAATTTCCGCTAAACTCATTTTGCTCTTGCAACAACTTTTGTTCTTCTTTTTCCCACCACTCGTTAATGTATTCTTCACTATGTAACCCCTTTGTTTTTGGCATCTGTTCCGCCAAGTAGTTTTTGCAATATCTCCAAGCGTATAAAGCAGAGTCGGCGCAATGGTTAGCAAGCGCGGCGTGTTCTACTTTCTTTGGGAATTTTTTTTCATCCCAGATTAACGATTCATATTCTTCAATAAGATCAGCGCAGTCTTCCGCCATGACTTTTATCTGGCCTGTAATGAAGTCACTGTTCATGATTTCAATAAAGCCAACCTTGTCGAGCTTTTCCGCCGCCTTAATCTGTAGGCCATGACGCTGGCGCATCTCTTCAACTGCTTGCTTATTTGCTCCATCTATAACGATAGTCTGAATATCGTACTTCTTTTTTAATTCCTTTATCAAGTCGGCAACTTGGCTAATAATCTGACCTGTTTTTTTAAAGGAATATTTGAAAGTTAACTCGTCCGAATACCTTGAATATACACAAATGGTGTATGCCGTGGCGTCGTCAAAGCCAAGGTCAACGCCCATAACGGTAGTGAGCTCTTTTCCTTCTTTGTAACTATAAACCAGGTTAGTTTTGGCGTTGTACTTATAAACCAACTTATCGAGGTCGATCACCCATTCGCCGTAATACATTTGGCGAAATCTTGGAGTTGTTTCAATGCCAGCGCGATTCTTAATTAAAAGATCGATTGTTTCCTGCACTTGCCTTGCTGTATAAGGGTTATCTTTGTAAGACCACTTGCTAACTAGCCATCCATTTTCAAGTCCTGTTGTTACTCGATAAAAGAAGCTCTTAATCATGTTAGACGGTGTTCCAATCATGGTAACGCCGCCCATCATGTCAGCGGTGGCCGGAAGTAAGATATTATAAACGATGTCCTCTAGGTCTTGCGTAAATGATGCCGACTCATCGATATAAACGTGCCTAAACTTCATTCCAAGCGCTTTTTCTTTCTCTTGCTCACTGTCGTCCATTCCCATTATGTAAAGAACGGCACCGTTTGGCAGTTTACATTCCATCCTGGTTTCGTTCATTTTGGCGTCTATGCCGGTCTTTCTTACAATTGCCTTAAGAACGTCTTTCCAGAAAATCCGCCTAGCGGAATCCCTCGTTAGGGATATGAATAGGTAGTTGGCGTCTGGGTACTCTTTCGCATCTTCAAAGAAGTGGACGCCGCAAGAGTATGATTTTGATGCCCTTCGAGTGCAAAGCGCCGATGTTAGTCTATTGGTCATCATCGACTTAACAAAATCGATCTGAACCTTAAAAGAGTCCTTAAAAAAGTCTATTTTCTTGAAGTCGTTAACGGCCTTATGACTTTCTTGCTTTCTCTTTTTCAGTTCCAACAGTAGCTTCGTTTTTCTTTCCT